TGATGTGTCCGTCAAGGTTCGACACGCTGAGATCAGGCTCTGCCGCCTGGTCTGTTGAAAGCTCAAGGCCTGACATCTGGAAGGGCCAGAACTCATAGACCTCTCCGTCCCAGATAATGGGCTTTGGCCCAAGCTTGTCTTCGTCTCCATTTGCCGCATCAATTTCTTCAGGGGTATGTGGGAACGGGCTGTAATGGAAGCGGTGGATCCCGCCACTGAATTCTGACGCATCCACTTTGATTAATCGCACCCGGCCACCGGGCGCCAGTTTTGCAGCCTGATCGACCAGAGCCATTATGCGAATACTCCATATGCACGCCTGATAGTAAACGTCAGCTCCGCAACGTTGCTGCTGATGAGATTCTTACGCACCGAATTAGCGACGACGCGATAGAGGCCCTTCTCCTCTCCCGGCGGGGTGATGATGAATGCCTTGACTGTGTGGGCCAGCAGGAAGGCGCGGATCTCGTTAACCTCAGTATCCTTGCCGACATATTTCATCGGGACCTGTATGGCTGTAGAGTTAATGCCGTTCTCGGCAACCTGCTCATAACCGTCGCCAAACTGGGCGGAGCGGATCGCCTGATCGTACTCAATAGCCCCGCCGCCCAGCTGCACAGGCCACTTATAGGTTTCAACTGCCATATTTACTCCATGAAAAAACCCAGCCGGAGCTGGGTTTTAAAACTGATAAAAATGTTCAAACAGGCAATGTTAAATATCGAATAAACTGTCTTTAGAAATGACGTTAACAATATGGTGGCAAGTTTCGTGACTATAACTACGGCCCCATTCTACTATTTGCTCAGCTGTCAAAGTCTGACAGCTCCAAGGTACAAATCCATTGATCCCTCGCCCTCTTCGACCCAAAATATCTATAAACTTCCTTTTATTGATATCATAGATTCTAACTTCGGCAATAGTAAGAATGCTGCTTGCCCACAGTGAGCCACCAGCTATGCTTTGAACATTGTCGCAAACAAGATAGTCATGCTTTTCCGTTAGCATTCGGTAGATGTTACTCGCAAGCCCAGCCCCACGAAAATCATGGTCAATAACCGCACTTTTTATCTGTTTTGCAGTTACTGTGGTGCCGTCCAGCTCGTGAAAATTGAAGTCTTTATATGCAATTCGGCCGATGCGTTTGGTTGTCAACTCGTCTTCCATGTCAAGTTCAAGAAGAGTGTTGACCAGATCCTGTTGGTTTATGCCTGAATCCAGAAGATCACTGCCATGTTCAACATAAAAATCGTCTGTCGTGCACCCAACAGAATACACATCAAGATAGTATTGATAGTCACCACCCGTGACTAAATATTCATCGGCACGAAACAATCCACCTTCCTTGGTAAAAAAATGGAAAGTTTCAAGTAGTTCTTTGCCGCCAAAAAGCTCAATATTTAAATCTTTCGTGTAAGTAGCAATCAAATCAGGTGGCATTTAAGTACCCTAATGAAGACAATTACTCCAATTGTCCTTCATGTACTTAGAAATTGCACTCTCTATCTTATCCATCAGCCAATGTTTGGCCAAGTTTGGGTATTGATCTGCAGGCTTAACGATATAACGCAGTTTAGAAGAAGAGGATGTTGCAATCTCTGCAAAAGGTATAACCTCGCCTTCTTTAGCTTCATCGCTCAACGTGACAATGAACAGCTGTCGGTTTGGTGACGTCCTTTCACTTAGTCTTCGGACAACGAACTCATTACTTGTATCTGAGTCGACAAAAGAACTAACGACCTGAGTACGATTGTTAATCGTCTGGATGGATCGCCTAGCCAATGTTCTCATGTAGCCTCCTACTTCTTCGCCGTAACACTACGGTGATGGTGCAAAAAGCCGCCAATGATCTTAGTCATCAGTAGCTCTTAATGGTGATAACCAAGGTTATCGTGACTTCAATATAATCCTTCCTCAAAAATGAGCAATCAGAGTTTGCTTACGATCCCTCCACGTTCGACGAACTTAGAGGCGGCCACTTTGCAAGTTAACAGCATTTTCGCAGAAATTACCCCTCAGGTAATAGTAAACTAGTGCCATTATCACGACAGATAGGCTGGGCCTATAACTAACTCCAAACGGTAAAATAGTTGCTCAATAGCACTTTTTGCACAAAAAACGCAGGATGCATGCCATGCAGTCCTCACTAAATTGCTGTAATATTTCGCCCCCACTGAATGATGTGCTCAAAATTTAACCAAACATCTTTAACTAGCGTCCCCTGTAACAACAAGCCCCGCATGAGCGAGGCTAGACGTTGATTGAAGGCAGACAAGGCTTGATGGTTACTTATAGCTCCCCGGCTCAAGAATGCCGATGACTTATGATAAGGTTCTTCCAAACCCTTGAAGCAGCCTTCATCGGCTCATGTGCAGTTTCTTATAGCTTCGCACTGAGCCTCAATTTCAAGTGAAAAAATCTTATATGGTCTTGTTCATCTCAACTGAAGCATTAACGGCCTTTGGTAAAGTTGTAGATCATCCCGCCAGGCTTGAGATGTTTCTGCACTACCTGAGTGGCTGCATTCTGCATCTCCACCGCCAGTACCCGGCCCATTGCATCACCCGAGCTGTTTGATTGCGCAGAAGCATTGCCGTTAGCATCAACGTTAACGGTGGTATTTATCACTGGAGCTAAGCTCGCCGCGCCTGCGTTATTGCCCAGACCGAGCATGGGTGCCCGACCGACAATCCCGCCGCTGGCATAGCCTTGGGCGTTGCGCATGAGTGCGTAGAGGTTATCGACGCCCAGCGCGCTGGTGGCCTCTTTGGTGAAAACAAACTCATCCTTATGGACGATGCCTGCAGGCTCAAATTTTCCGCCAGGTCCGGTATAGCCACCAGAGTCATAGAGGCTGACGCCTGAGTTAGCCGCACTGGTGTAGGCACCTGATGGCGTGCTTCCTCCACTAGCGCCGCCGCTAATGCTGCCAGTAACCCATCCTAGAGCAGACTGTACGGCATAGGCCACCAGCAGCCTGTTGATGACGTCTGCGATCATCTTCATCATCGAAGCAGCAAAGCTTTTGAAGCTGGCTGTGCCGGTGGTCACGAGGTTCGTCATCATGTCTGATATGCCGCCCAGGGCTGACTGCGCAACGCTCTGCATGGAGGCATAGACGTTTGTGGCGGAGTCCAGGTATTCGGACCACCCTTTCTTAAAGCCAGCCTGCCAGTCACCGCGAAGCTTATCCTCCGCTTCGTAGTAGTCGTTAGCAGCTTTAAGTTCTTTCTGGTACCCCTCATCCTCAAGGCTGCCGCCAGCATTAATCCAGCCACTGCGCAGCTGAGAGAGCGCCGTCTGTCGGCTTGCCAGCCTGTCGCTCATCGTTGCGCCTGATTCAAGTCCGGCCCGCTTTTCTGCCATCTGCGTGACATACTTGCTGGCCGTGTCCATGCGCTTGTTCAGCTGCTCCTGTGCGGTGATCTGGTCACCCAGCAGCGCCTTCTGGCGCGCCAGCTCCAGCACCTGGTTTTTACTGGCCAGCAGCGATTGCTCCTGCTTCGACAGCTGCCGGGTGCGGGCCGCCTCTTCCAGAACGGCGAATTTTGACTGCGTGGCATACAGGTCTTTGCGCTGCTGGCTGATGGTGTCATTGATGGAGCGGTGATCCTGCAGTGTTTTCAGCTGTGCCTGCAGGGCCAGAAGTTCGGCCTGGGCAGAGTCTTCAGCACGATCACCGGCAGCGACTGTTACCCCTTTCGCTTTGGGCGTTTTAGGGTCCTGATACAGCTTCTCAATGCCAGCACGCGCTTTAGCAATCTCTTCGGGCGTCCACAGCGTTGCCGTTCCGTCTCTGGCGGCCTTAGCATTGTCGGCAATCGCCTTGTTTAACTCTTCCTGAGCCTTTCGCCGCTTATCCGCTGCAGTGGTTCCGGCATCAAGGTAGCGATTGATAACCTGCTGGGCGTCGATCGCATCTTCATTCACCTTGTTGCCTGACGTTATGGCACCATTGAGGTTTTCCTGGAGAGTGATTGCCTGCTGCATTGGGCTAATCTGGGCTTTAAGTGACGCAATCGCAGCAAGCTGGGCCTTACGGCGATTATCGTAGTCCTGGTCCTGCGAGCTGGTGTCATAGCTGTAGCCATACCCCAGGCGCTGGCGCTCAGGAAGCAGATTTTTTTCCAGCGCAGCGAGCTGGCTTTCCATCTGCTTAAGCATGTCCTGGGGTGCCTGCGGGCGGCCAATATTCAGCAACTCATCCCACATGCCCTTAAGCGCATTTCGGGTGGCATTCGCCGCCCTTTCCACCAGCCCGAGGTTATCGAGAATCTGCTGACTGCGCTGCTGCTCTGATCTGCTGTAGGCATCCGCTGCAACCTGGCCCGCTGCCTCCTTATCGCCCCGTCGTTCAAGCGCAGAAATGTACTCGAACTGCGTGGCGGTCAGGTAATGCATCTGACTGTTCAGCTCGGCAGATGCTTTGGTCGGATCGTCATACAGCTTTTTAAAGTTGGCGATCGTCTCAGACACGGCCTGGCCGGTAGCCTGCTGCATGGCTATTGCCGCGCGCGCAACTGATTCAAATTTGTCTGCGTTAAACTTCCCGGAACCCACCACCTCAGCCAGAACGCTGGCGCTGGCGTACTGCGCGATACCATTGCCGGAAAGAGATTTTGCCAGCGCGGATAGCTGCCCTACGGTCTGCCCGGCATAGTTCCCAGTCAGGATTAGCTGCTTATTGAACTCAGCGTTCTCTGCCGATCCCTTGAAATAAGCCACGGTAAGCAGCGTTGCGGTACCGGCCAGAAGCGCCAGGCCCACATTAACAGGAGTAATCAGCCCGCCCAGGGCTTTCAGCATATTGCCGATGCCGCCGAACGAGTCTTTGATCTGCCCGCCCTGCTGGATAGCCACCAGCCAGATCGGCATACCTGACGCGAGCGAAGTAAAAACGTCAGTGATTTGTGCAGGCAGCTGGCGCATGGCCTGCTGATATTGCCCAGCGCTGATAATGCCCCTCTCCCAGGCAGTTTCCTGCTCACGCAGTTTCGCAATAAACGGTGCTGCCTGCTGCGACACACCCAGCTGAGCGGCCCTCATCTCCAGCAGCTCTGCCCGTGTTTTGCCGATCGCCGCGGCCTGGTCTTCCAATGAACGGGTGAATGAATCGCGAACAGCCTGCGCCCGTTGCGCCTCGGCGGCTTCGGCCCGCTCTGCCGCCTCCAGCTCTGCAATAACCTGCCTGAGCATACGGGACTGGCTGGCGGCGATCTGGCGCTGGGCAGCTTCCTCCTGGACGGCGCGCTCCTGCTCACGCAGCCGTGCAATAACCGGGGCAGCCTCCTCAGCGATCCCCATTTGCGCTGCCCGGTACTCGGCCATGTCCGCCTTACTGGCACGGAATGTCGCCGCCTGGTCCGTAATGGACCTGAGGAAGTTTTCCTGCGCGGCTGTGGCGCGCTGCGTCTCCTGCGCCTGCTTTAACCGTTCCTGCCCTTCAGCAGTCTCGGCCTCCATGACCCTGCCGAGCTTTTCCCGGGTGGTTTCCAGGACGCTGTTGTAGCGGGAGTAATCCTCATCAGGTACCAGTCCGCTCTTACGGAACTTGCTCAGGCTTTCCTGCAGGTTGTCCAGCTCGTCCAGCGCCCTGTTCACCGGACTGATTTTATTCAGCAGGTTCTGCAGCTCCTGCTGCTGCTCTTTGAGGCTCTGGGTATTCTTTTTCTGATCGGATGCACCCGCGCGAAATACCGAGTTCAGATCATCGGCCTTGTTTGCCGCGCCGCCGGCTGTTTGCTGGAAATCGTCCAGCGCCTTGTTCCCGCGCTCCAGCTCGGCGGTATTCACCCGGAGCGAAATCGTTGCTATATCGGTCATGCATTGTCTCCGGGCATAAAAAACCCCGCAAAAGCGGGGTTAATTACAGTGAAAAATTATTACTGCGTATTAAAGTTTCGCGTTAGCTTGAATGTAATTGACTGGTTATTCGCTTCAATTACATCCAAAATCGCTCCTTTATAACGAATCGTCTTAGACTCTGAGAGATCATATTCAACTTCGTTTGAGAAAGCGGCTCTTGCCATCCCGCCTTGGAATTCGCGGTAGCCAATATTGATTTTATTAGCAACCTTTCCGTTATAAATCAAAGTTTGTTGAAATGAGGACTGCTGCTCTGTCTGTAATTTTACTTTACTGAAAGGTTTGCCAGTGTCACATTTACTTCCACCATAAATAGTAACGATACAGATCTCACCGTTTTTCTTGAGCTGAATACTTTGGGTGGGATCATTTATCATTGGGCGGTAAGGGACAATTGCTCCTGACGATTTATCGGTATTAGAAAAAAATTCTGATGTTGTATCTTCGCCTATTTTCACATAATCCCCAGCAGGGATTGTATATGTTGCGATTGAACCAATGACTACTGCCTGGTTGAAATGTAGTGCATCCATGCTGGCATAGATACCTTGACGGACCATATCTTCACCAACATATGTCGTTGTAACAGTATTAAGCGGCGGAATACTGACTTGCTTGGTCTGTGGCACATAGTTCCTTACAGGGGTTGTGCATCCACCCAGAAGAAAGACCACTCCAAACACACCCAAAAAAGCTAGCTTATTCATATCCCTAATCCCATCGGTAAAAGTTAGGATTAATCCTATCAGAGGATTGAAAATGAAAAAAGTTGTCGTTAGAGAGATAGCTACGGGTTATGAATAATCTTCATCGCCGCGCTTTCCATTACGCGGATATCCGTTAACGCGGTTGCCTCATCTTCGACCCCGTTCAGCTTCATCAGCCAAGGCAGCACGTTGTAATCCAGCCCGGTGATGCCGCCCATGCCCGTGCGCCACTGCGTGCTCATCGACTGGAAGACAGCGAACGCGGGCCAGACGTCCGGCCATACCTCAACGGTCTGTTCTTCTTCGGTGTAGTCGTCAGCACTCAGACCGAACGCGGCCAGGTCTTCGGTGGAGGGTTCAGGCGTATAAAACGCCGAGGCAACCGCTATCAGTTTTTTTCGCGGTTACCCGTCAGTTCGCGGTAATAGGTGCCAACGATCGCTTTCATCGCGCCCGGGTAGTTGTCCAGCAGCACTTCAAGATTTTCCTGACTGAACGCGTCCGGCAGTGCCCAGCCCTCAGTGATCTCCACCAGAAAATCGATGGCGGTCTTACCTTCCAGCGTCTCCAGTGCGGCCAGCTCCTTAAGCGGCTTGTGGCGGAAAGTAAACGTAAGCATGCCGTCATCATCACCCGCGCGCGGGATCTTAACGTCGGCTTTGAAAGTAGGTTTGGGCTGAAGCTGGAATTTAGTGGCCATGTGTTCCTCGGCAAAAAGAAAGGCCCGCTGACGGGCCTGTCAAAGGGTGAATCAGGCAGCCGCCTGCGGGGCAGCATCTTTGTAGAAGGTGATATCGCGGGACTGGATAGCAAACGCAGGCTGTACCGTTTCGACGTTGTTTACGGCAGTGGTCGGCTGCGGATCGAAAGACGCTTTCCCGGACCAGTAACGCATCTCTTTTGCCTTTGGTACGTACATGCGTAGCGGCAGCGTATCGCCGGAACGATCGGCAGCTGACAGCACGCTGTAAATCGGCAGCGTGGAGTCGTGCGCCATGGTGAAAGTCTGCGACTTGGCCGCCTTATAGGTCGCCAGGTTGCGCTGGCGGTCATCGGCAAGGAACTGGATCTGCGTGTACTGCTGGTCGCCGCCGGACTGTGCAACCTCGGTGATCTGCGGAATTTCAGTCCACTCGGCTACTTTACTCAGTGAGCCTGTGCCGGAGCCTGCCGGGAAGAAGTTGGTATCGGTGCTGTTAATCACCCCGATCGTCACGCTGGTGGTCGTCTGCGCCGTGACGCGGGCCACCAGGCTGTCAATAAGAGCCCAGCCACTGGAAACCAGCACCACATCGCCAACAGCGAGGCCGTGACCGTTTGCAACGGTAAAGACAGCACCTGCGGCATTGCTTACGCCGGTCACTGTTACAGGCGCGGCGAGTTTCGAGCCGACGAATACCGTGGCGCCATTAGGTAATGCGAAGCCCATAAGGATTCTCCGTGTAGAAATATAAAACCGGCAGAGCCGGAGGGGATGATCAGGCTGAGATATCAGCCCGGTAGTTGATGCTGACGGGAATGGAGTAGGACACGCCGTCCGGTATGCCGGGGTAGATGGCAGGCGGTGATGTCACCCAGGCAGTAAAGCCGTCGCCCGGGATCTCCTGGTTCTCCGGAAACAGCCCGGCAACGCGGCGGGCTATCGCTCTGGCCTGTGATTTGCCGCCACCCGCTGGCGCGACGACGGTGACCTGATACACACCGGGGTAGACCCGGCATTCACCAGCCATATCAATGCTGTAGGGCTGCGCGGGCATGTCATGGGAAATCAGATACAGCCCGTCGCCTGGCGGCTCGAACTGAATGTTATCCCACGCTACCGGTACACCCTCGCCGTCTGCCCACACACCCAGCATGGCCTCAAGCGCCGTTGTGATGTCCGGTATCATTTTTAACCTCGCTGACTGCCTCGCTGAAAAACCGCTGGAACTCGGCGGCGGTGATGCGCACCATGCCGCCGGGCGCCTGACTCGAATGCCCCATCTCCAGCGGGTAGGCATACGGGACGTTGTTGCAGAAATAGACCGCCGTGGTACCGACTTTGAACTGCTCCAGCACCAGGTTGCCTGCGGCGATGGTCTCATGCCCGGCCTTATCGATGCGCCCTGTCTCGCCCGTTGTCCGCTGGTCAAACGACACCTGCCAGTTACCGCGAAAACGCCCGCCCGTATAGCCCGGCGGTGCCTTCAGGTCCATGCTGTCGTTCACCTTACGGCCCGGCCGCAGCCGCCCTGCTTTAGTCAGGTTGTCCGGGTTCTGCCGCAGCAGGCTGTTATGCTCCGCGACCGCCGCGTTATAGGCCGACGCCGTCTGGTTAACCGCCCATAGCTCGGGATTGCCGACAGGCGACATCTGCACCAGCCGCGCCAGGATTTTGATACCGACCACGCGCACCACTTCTTCCTGACGCGCCTTTGCCTGGCTGACGAACGCATTAATGGACACCATAAACGCCTGGTTATCTGCCATGCTATGCTCTCAGTTGAGCGCGGTAGCACAGCAGCAGTTTGCCGGGCTTAACCGGGTTGGGCTTCTCAATGCGGTACCACTTGCCGTCCACCTCCACCATGTCGCCGGTGCGCAGCTCGGTATCAGCAGTAAACACAATACGCGTGTCGCCGTTTATGATGACCGTGCCGTCAATTTCACCGGGTTTATAGTCAGTGCGCACGCCGATGGCAGTAAAGGTCGTATCCGGTTCGCGATGCTCAACGCCGCCGGTGACCGTTACCGATCCCTTTCGCTTTACCGGGTACGCCGCGCCGTTCTCA